GATGGTAGACTCCCCGTTTGCCGCTGAGGTGATACTGAGCGTGTCGCCTGATGAGGGGGTCATCACAATCGAGTCGTCGGTGATGACTGTGCTACCGACCGTGAAACTAGTGCTTCCGATAACCTTGGTCGCTGTTAGAGTATCACCGGAGAAAGTCAAATCGCTGTCATCGCTCAAAACCCCGTTGGTGCCAGCAAACACGACACGACCAGAGGTCAAGCCATCAGCCGTTAGAGTTGCTGCCCTAAAGTCATGAGCGCCTATGTCCAAGTCACCACCGGCTGTTAATGAAGTAATACCATCGATTGTCCCGCCGTTGATATCGGCTGTGGTTACTGTACCCAAGTCAGCGATAGTCGTGCCAGCGAACGTGCTGTTCTTGCCGAAGGTGATTGTCTCTGCGGTCGTGTTGAAGACCATAAAGTCAGCAGACCCGTCGGTGATGCTCAATGCATCAGCAACGGCGTCTTTTAGCGTAATCTTAGCAGTGCCAGTGTTGGCACCACTCATATCTATGTTCAAACCACTTGCCGCTGCATCGACGCTTATGCTGTCTGCGTTTATGTCACCGACGTTGGTGATGTTGTTGTCACCGAGACTCAAGTCGCCAGCGAGCGCTGTGATTGTAGTTGTACCGATAGTACCTCCCGATACCTTGTCGCCGCTGATTTGGTCATTAGCGAGAGTCAGTGTACCACCTGATACATCCAAGGTCTTACCAGTACCAACGGTGACATCTGATGTAGCGATAGTAGCACCGTCTATCGTACCAGCGTTTATGTCGACCTTCGAGATGACTACTGAACCACTACCATGAGGTGTGATATTGATGGCTTCATTGCCTGTTACGGTCGATATCGTCTGACCATCAATCTTGATGCTGTCGATGTCTACATGTCCGCTGTTGACGAGAAGGTTTCCGTTACTTAGCGTAACGTTGCCAGAATCCACTACTAATCCTGTTTTTACATGGAAATCACGTGTTGTGCCCATTATTTTTCACCTATTCTATATCTCTAAAGCCTGCCATGTTACGCGCACCGTTACGTTCTTACTATTGACCGTAGGGGTAACCTGCAATTGAAGTTTTTGCGTAGCACCGGAACCAGTAAGTCCAATTTGATACGTCCCTTGTTGTGTGGTATCACTGGTTACTATACCATATGTGCTGAGGAAGGCAGCGGTTGCATCTGCATCACTAGCACCATTATGAGTAACGACCATTTCAGCGGTTTCAAACACTGAATCAGTAGTGTTTTCAACTGAGACTAGTAATTTAGAGCCCTTAAACTCCCTAGCGTTAAACAAGTCTATGGTTAGTGCAGTGCTGGTTGAGGAGCTACTTGTATTAACACTAGCAGGCGACCCGAAGCCGACCTTATTGAGGTGTAGGTCTGCTAGCGGTGTCGCTTGGTTGATACCAACGAAGTTGTTGGTCGAGTCAGTCTTGATAAGGCTGGTATCCACTACTAAATCAACAGTGTTGACCGTATCCAAGAACCCAGTTGCCCATCTGACCGTAGCACTACCAAAGTTCTTGCTACTATCAGCGCTTGGGAAAAGATGCTGGTTGAATGTCCATGAGTCCGTGCTATTGGTGAATACTATGCTCTTGTCGCTATCAGACGACTTGAGCATAATTCCACCACCATCTATTGCTGCGTCATCACCCTCAGAGCCACTGGGAGAGTGTGCGAGTTCGATGAGTTTGTCATCGATTGTAACAGTCGTGGAGTTGACTGTGGTGGTAGTGCCGTTGACGATTAAGTCACCAGTCACTGTGAGGTCGTCGCTTACTGTAAGAACCCCGCTCGATGGGCCTATGGAGGTGATGCCTGTTTGAGCGGCATCGAGATTCAGTGCACCGCTAGAAGCAGAGATACCCGTGCCAGCTATTGCTGTGGCAAAGTCAGCAATGCTCTCCTTCTTTGAAGCGTTATCATCTGCGTCTATGAATACTATAGAATCCGCTGCTACGTTGATTGTTCCCCCTGATACGCTATTCAGGTTGATGTCGCCCGTCTGCACGATTGATGCATTGAACTTGAGCACGTCGTTACCATCGTCATACCACAGGGTTCTAGCGTCTGGACCTGATGAAGCAGGGTTGCTTGTCACACTGGCTTTGAAAGAAACACCACTGGGACCACTGAGAAGCCCGGTCATGGTGAGATTGGGGGTATTGAGTGTGTTGCCCCCTGAGAAAGTTAAGTCTGTATCATTGGTGAAAGCAGCACTACCATCGCTCAGTTGGACAGCCCCCGCTGAGCCACTTGCCGTTGAGGTCGTTGTGGATGAGGCGAATATCTTTACCCACGCAGAGCCAGTATACACGAATATGGCGCTAGAACTAGGCCCAACGTCTCCGGCGGTAGCACCGCCATTACTCAGACCACTGGGGTCGAAGATTACTTTGTGAGTGCTAGTCTGTGCGTTATTCACGATAATCATGTGACTTGGTGGGAACGTTCCTGAGGGGGTGATGTTAATGTCTCCACTTGCTGGTGTGGCGTTGAAGATGTTGGGGCCATCGAACCTGACCGTCTGTGCGGTGTTCAGCACGCTGATTTTGTTGGGTCCTAGCCTGTGAGTCCTCCTGCTACCGCCTTGCTTGCCGCTGAAGTAGAGGACGTGGTCTCCGTCAGTGCCATCGGTGCCGAAACTGTACGACTGCCATAGCGCACCGAAGTTAGAGGCAGAGAATCCACCTACCTCGTCACCACCACCGTGCATGCCATCCAAGTCCGCAGCAGAATCCATCCTGTTGCTTTGGTTGCCTACGGAGCCACTGGTCATAGGACTCAGGTAGATTGGCGAAGGCCGGATGAAGGTACGCATGTCGAAGACCTCGGTGACCTCTAGTTTCAGGTCTCCAGCACCAGAATTGAATTGACATTTTACAACTGCCAACACGGTGCTCTGTTTGGAGGATAGGGTCAGGCTGGAGTTTAACCCGCTAGTGTCCCCGAGAAAACTCTCAGGCGTAACGGGGAATCCGCTAGAGACCTTGCCTCCCATTTCTATCTGGATATAGTTGGTGTTAGCATTACTGCAAACATAGACCACTAGGAGACAAGTCTCTCCATTGGAGAGTGCGGTGAGGTTTGCACCGTTTTCTATGGTGCTCTTCTGTAGAGTGATTGTAGTAGTGGCACCTGAGTTGATATTACCAAATGGGACAACCATCCCATCCAAGACAGCGAATCCGCCTCTCACAATTATCGAGTTAGTGCCATTGTCTGTGACTAGCCCCGGTGTGGTTGTCTTCGCGTTCCTGTTACTGTCACCAGTTGCAGTGTCCTCGTACATCAGTATGCCATTGCCGTGTACACCCTCGAAGAGGTTGGTTATCGAAGGTGACAGGATGTAGTCGCCATCAGTAAGAGCCTGTGTATGTCCAGACTTTGCGTTTTCACCCATGCTATCACTTCACCTCCACTACGAGTTGGAATATAATTTCATTTGTGGTTGTCTTCTTAATAGGCCTGAATACGTGCCTTGAGATTGGTGTAAAGTCACTTGTGCCCCTCAACTGTATGTACACTTCTTTGAGTGTCTCGTTGAAACTTTCAGAGACTGGTAGTGAGCCCTCGACTAGGAGGGTGGAGTTATCCATTATCCTGACAGTGGGTGTGACCGTTACAGCAGGTCTGCCCGCTGCACCATCAGATGAAGTGGCTGGTGTACTGTCAAACCCTATGACCATCTCATTGATGTTGTCAGCGATAGTCTCTATCATCAGTCGCTTTAGATGGTCATTTGCTGGCATATTCTATTCCCTCCGTTTCTGTGATTGTGACTCCTTCATCTTTCGCCATGCCTATGACTTTGTTGTTGCCACCTAACCTCCCCCTATCGCTATTTCGGCCAATAAGGAACCCAGACTCATTGGTTGTGTACACTATGACAGTTGGTGTTATGATAACCTCCATGGCATCGAAGAAGGAGAAGTTCTCTGATAAGATTTGATTTGTCTTATCTGGATTTGATAGGGAGGAGGTAGTTATGCTACCCTCCCTGATGTTCTGTAAGACACCCTCAAGACCCGACTCCACATTGAGGAAAGTAAAGTTGCTCAGTCCGTTTATGGTGTGTCTGCACTCCAACACAGCCAACCTCTGTCCTTCGTACTCTACTACATCACCGGGCCTTAGCTCCCAAGCATTGGGGTGCCCTTGGCTGCTTATCTTGCCTGTTAGAGTTGAATTGGCCCTGAGTATCTGTCTCGCAACTGTCTTCGCTCTTGTTAGGTTCGTGATTGATGCGTCGAACAGGGGTCTGGTATTCTCTATGACATCGACATCATTGAGACCCTGTTGCTTGCTTCTGTCATCCATGGTGAACAATAGCTCCTCATTGACGGCTATAGGAATACCCTTGACGGTGATTCTATTCTCCACGTTCTCAATCGGTGTTGTGTCTTTGTTGCCGAATCTCAGGTTGTAGATTATGCTTCTAGTTACATCTGCATGATTGAAGGGCACGTAATTTAGATTGCCGAATCTGTCTAGTTTCACAACTCTGTTGTCGTGTCTGGATATGTATCTTAGTGCTGTTACTAGGTTTACACCGTTGAAATCAGCAGCCAAGAATGTGTTACTGCTCTTACGTCTATTAGCCCCCATCTTTGTTACGGTGGTAGGGGAGCCTATTGTCACAGCATTCAGGGAGTCAGTGATTGACTCACCTACCCTGATTGCCAAGTCGGTGGTGCGCAAGCCTATGTCGATGCCTTGTCCGAGTCTGACCCTTGTGTCATCAAAGCCTAAGTCCTTCAGTGTGACACCCCTCATGTTACGCATGTCTGCCCTGAGGCCAGATGTAGTGCTTGCCGTGGTGCTTGTAAGAATCCTCTTCTTCTGGTCACTCTCACTGAAGAGTAGTTTGGTGATGCTGTTCTTACCTTTACTGGAGAACACGTCCGACTTTAGTGTATGACCATCCGTTTCTGTGTGAGTGAGCAATATGGTAGACTCAGATTCTGTGAATGAGTATGTCCTCTCAGATGCAATCTCGTAGTTGTCGGCATTTACTGCCTCAATTGTGACAAGGGACTTCGCGTTGCTCTTGGGTTGGACCTTCGCATAATGCACAGCATTGTCGACGAATACGGGCTGTCTCAAGTCGTTCATGACATCAGTGAGAGTGCTGTCGAACCTACCTTTCGAGGACTGTATCAAACCCATCAAGCACCATCTCCGCTGTGGTCAGTTACGTTGAACGACACGTCTCCCTTGTGACCTTTGTTGTGCAGGGATTGACTGAACCTCGGTTTTACCGTGAAGTCGCTCTTTGTCGTTTCATCATCTGTCTCCTTCTCGACCCTCCTTCTAGGTGCATCGGACCTGTGATGTTGAAGAGTGTTCTCCGTAATGATAAGTCTTGACACGTCAGTCGAAAGGGCGTTACTGAAACCAGAGACCTCAGAGCCTAGTAACTTCGGTCCCATTGAGGATGGGGTCTCAAACGCACCTGTCGGGTCAAATGTGAATATTGGTAGATACGGTCCGTTGGTATCAGGCACGGCTCTGCCCGATGACAGGTTGGCAGTTGGTGCTCTACCGTTGGGCGTCTCATAGGTGAAGATACCGTACTTACCACCGGATGTAGCGTGCAGGTAGTTCTGCAAGTGCTGTGGCGATGTGGCGTTGAGCGAGTTATGTATTCTGAATACCTCTACGTGATTTGCATCTAGCACTCTGATTGGCCTTAGGACAAACCTGACAATTCTGTCATCCTCATTGTTCCTAACAGTGTCAGAGGTGTAATTGGTGGCGTCTTGGTATGGGTTGCTGGTGTCATTGCTACCAGTCAGGGACGCAACACCCCAACCAGTGTCATCGAACAACCCTGAGTAACTCTTGGTCTCTATGATGTACGAACCACCGTATGG